TTGCTCGGATAGAGTCGTAGTTGGGGTGGTCGGAACCGACAGACGTTTTTGGTTGTGCGTCTTTAACTTCGGTGTCGCGCATTTCTTGGACTCGTCTTTTAACATCGTCCAACATAGTTTGTGTTTTTCTTACGTATGACATATCTCTTGTCCTCCTGTTAGTTAACGATAAGTCTCGCCGCCGTTGATACGGATAGCGATAACCTCTCCATCTTCAATCTTCTTGGCAAGGTTCTCTCTAATCTCTTGCTCAGAAGATTCCGATGATTTTAGATACTTGAGTACGAACGCTCCCTCCTCCTTAATAGATTTGAGTACTGGTACGGGTACGAACTCTACCGTGCCGTCCTCAACCTGTTTGAGAAAGTGTTGGTATTGCCAGTCATCTTGCTCGCCACTCATACGAATCCACGCACAGGTATAAGCAAGTAACTCCTCAAGCATTTCTTCTTTGATATTTTTGACTTGCAAGTGTTTGTTCCAACGGTGCAACGTCTGCATTGATGCGCCGTAAGACTCGACCATAATCCTAATGATTTGTCCGGTCTCGTAACCACATGTGGTTAGTCCGTCGCGCAACGCACTGAGAAATATATTCTTACGTCGCGTCGACCACTTGGTAGGGTCAATATACACGTCGGTGCAAAGAAACCCCGTGTCACGAAATAACTCTGCGGTCTTATGTATCGCTCTGTTCATACTCGGCATTTGTCTCTCCTTCGTTCCAATGTTTTACTAATTCGCGGACGTGGTGTTCCGCGATGCTTCCTAACTCGTTACCTATCTTGGTAAACGCTTGTTCGTTGGTCATGCCCCACTCATCGAGACAATTAACCAACATACTTTCTGCTTCTATGAGCAGATTCTTTACTCCTCCCATATTTACTCCTCCTCAAATTTAATTACCTCGCCGAACGGAAAGTCGGTACAGTCAGTTGTTAACCACACCGTATCTAACGCGGGGGCGTCGATACTAGATTGGTCGCCATAACCGTCGGTGAAGTAGATTAGTGCTTCGATGTCGTCGTTGCAGTCGGACACCCAGTCGAACACAGGTCGGAACGACGTACCACCGCCACCTTTAGGTTCTAGTTTTAGTGGTAAGTCGTCCGGCGTGTACTCACGAACACCGGCAATCGCCGTGTCGCAATAAAGCACGTAGACTTTCTCCGGCATACAAGACTCTAAGATACGATTGATATGGGCGTTGAACCCGTCAATATCTTTCTGTCCGATAGAACCGGAAGTGTCGAAAGCAATCGCAAGCGGACCCATACGTGGGACGTAGTCGACGCCCGGAAGATAGGTACCCGATGCGATGAACCGACGATTGGGGCGACTAAATGTATAACCGTCTTTCTCTTTAGACTGCATGTAGCGTTCGAGTATCTCGTGCCACGGTGTCTTGACGTTTATCATCTCGTCGACCATACGCTCGATGCTTCCGGGTAACTTACCCGCTTGCTTCGCCGCTTTCGCCGATTGGATTGCTTCGATACGTGCTTGTGCCTCAAGAGTATGAACTTGTGACTCATCTAGTGGTTGACCGTTCTCGTCGGTAGGGTCGCCGATGTCGTTGCCGATACCGCCGGGACCTTGACCGTCGCCGTCGTCGTTCTCGTCGTACAGCTCCTCAGCCGCATTGTTACGTGCGCCGTCAAGCGTAACCCCGCCGTCGATAAACTCACCGACTTTGGCGTCAATCAACGTGTCGTTAATGACTTTGTCACATGCTACGTTCCATGCTTGAGCGTTGCGATGTTGCCTACGTAAAGAGTGGGCGAACATGTAGTGCATTGCTTCGTGTGCAAGCAGAAACATAAGTTGCTTGACAGATAACGGTGCAACGAACTTGGGGTTCATGTATATCTGACCCGTCGCTGACATCGCCGCTGTGCTAATTGTATCGACGTACTTGATTGGTCGTTTCGATACTGCCGTACCAAAGAAAGGGTGGTCGAGGATAAGCAAAGACTTTGCTTTGCCTACCTTACGATATATGTCCGCCATTTCCGTAGGTACGACATCTTCTAGTACTAGAGTTGTCATGTCTCTCTCCTAAGTTTGTTAAACAAGACCCGACATCTTTGACACAAGGTCGTTGATTTGGGTCGCCGCTTTTTCTCGTACTGACTGACTATTACGCAGTACGTCCTTGTTGTTAGCATACGTACCTACAAGACTGCGTAAGTCGTTAATGCTTTGTTGTATGCGTGGGTCATCTGATATGTTGACCTTGTTCATACGCTCTGCAACGTCGACCATGTTGTCGATGAGACTGTCACGGAAGATGTGACCGTCGTCGCCGATTGGTACTGTCAATTTTTTGACGGCACTTTGCATGGGTTCGAGCATTTGCGTTAGCACATGAGTTGCCGCATTGCGCTCTGCCTCAAGCAGTTGGTTCTCAAGACTTGCTTTGTCCTCGTCACTAATACCGACACGGAAGTCACCCGTAGTTGGTACAGGCATGTAACGCACCTCGATACCGAATCTTGAACGCATCTCGTCGGCAGACGGATAGTCGCTTGGATTGGCAAGGTTTGGTTTGCCTTTTTGGGACGCGATGTTGGCAAGACGTTGTAAGTCCTGTTGTACCTCGTAATCCCAATGTGTGTACAAGTCATCAACCGTTTGATTGGCGTCGTCGATTAACTCCCTGAGTGCAGAAGTAAAGTCGAAGTAGTGGTTGATGTTGAGCATCTCCACGCCGGTAGTCCACGGTACGGTGTGATTTTTGACGTACGTATAGACTGCGGTGTACTTACTGATTGCTTCTTTTACTCGGTTGTTACGACCCTCGAACAAGTGCTTGTTGACGTTACCCGCGCCGTAGTTGCTAGATTCTTCTTTGTCTAACTTATACGGTGAGTACATACGTCTTTTCACTTGAACAAGTACCGCTTTCTCGTCGAGACCCTTGACGTTGATTTTCGTCTTTGTAGGTTGGTCGACGGGGTTAGGTTGCTGTGTGAAACCCTCGACTTTAGACCCGCCAACATATTCTTTGGTTAAGGTCTCAACACGTTGTGATATGTTTGCAACAACGTCGTCGTCGGGTTCCGCTGGGGTATTCAACGCGTCGGCGATTGCTTGTTCCGCTTGAACTTGCGAAGTCGCAACGGGGTCAACAACCGGCGGCGCTGATGAGTCGTCGGTCGACGGTGGCTCAGTTTGTTGAGCCTGTGCATCGACGGACTTGTCTATCTCGTCCTCCATTGCTTTTAGTTTCTCGGCAATAGCGAACGCATCTGCTAGAGTTTTGTTCACGATTAGTTACCTCCCATGAAGATGTCTTTGTTCTTGACCGCCCAATCAATAAAGTATTTGGTCTGCTTCAAAGACGGATTAAGACGCAAGGCGTCAGTTACATAAACCATTTGGAACTCTTTGGGTAAGCGACCGATGTACGTCATGTCACGCTCGAATGAATCGTCGGTCGACGTCATTGATAGTGATGTACACACGGCGTACTTGACCGCCGGTTCTTGTGGTATTTCTGCGTTATCGGGGTGTAGACGTATGGCGTCGATGCTAGGCATCTTGACCATAAGGTCACGCGCGGCAACCCATTCGCTACCCGCACCCTCGCCGACCTTACCTTGACACGCATACAGGTATAGGTCTGTCGGTAAAGAAGTTGGCACCTCTTTGAACAGTTTTGTCCATGAACGCTGAGTGGCGTTCACCTGTTGGGTAGGGTCAAACGAATTAAGTAGTTGAGGTCTTAACCGCAAGAACGCAATACCCAATGGGTCAACGTCATTCGTCATTGCCCATTCGCACCAATCGTCAAGCGATGTCTCGACTTGCATGTGATACATACGGTCGGCAAGGTGTGACAGTAATTGTCTTGCACCCGCTTTGTCCTCGATACGGTTGCCCGTAACTACGATACGTACCTCGTCGTCTAACTCGAACGTAGGTGTTTTACGCTCAAGACAGAAACCGGCGAACCATGTTTGGTGGTGCGTCGATGATTGAGGTAACTCCTCGATAATGATAAGACCTTTACCCGTACCCTTACGGAAGTTGTAGAACATCTCGGTTGGGTTGAATACAGTCTTACCGTCGACGATGCTTGGTACTCCGGTGAAGTCCACAACGTCGTGGTTGTTTACATGGACAGATAGAACACGGTCGCTTGGAATATCCAAACGCTCGGCAATCTGATGACACGCGTCCGACTTACCCTCGCCCGGTTTACCTACGATGAACGGAACCGCCGTAGGTGCATGAGCAAGAATAGAAGTCGCCATGTCGATTACTTGGTTGATACTTGGCATATTAGTCTCTCCTAGTTTTTGAATAATTCTTATTTGTACACATTAGCACACATAAGAATACAGGTAAACGCATAAGAAGTCAAGCGGATATAATCCAGTTTGGTTTTTCTCTGCGCGTGTACTGCAAGAGTTCGACTTTGTCGCCTAGATAGTACGCACGGTACGATGCAACCGCGTCGTCGTCTTGCTTGTATTCGTCTGGCATTGCCAGAGCGAATGTCGTTAGTCCGTCGTCGGACAAATCTGGTGGTGGCGTACGTAGAAAATCTACAAGCGTTGTATATGTTTTGTGTCGCTTGAAGTATCTGTACGTGTACTCGTTTGCTAGTGCTACGAAATGCTCGTACGCCCACATATAATTAGACACCGACTGTCGAACCCAAATTGAACACGGGTGATTGACGTGCGTTGGTTTGTATATGTCGTCGTTACCGTTGCCCAGTTGGTGATGCGCGGTGCATAACAGTTGACCCAATTCAAGCGGCATCTTTACAACGTGTTTGTCACATTGCATCTGCGCCGCGAGTATTGGGTTGGTGTGCAATACAAAGATATTCATAGCGTTGTCGGTGCTGACACACGAACTGTATAACCCAACGCTTTAACATGTTGTACAGTTGATTGTGTTAGCGTCGATGTACCCGCAATCCTTGCGAATATCTTTGCTTTCTCACATATCGGGTACACAAGGTCGTTACCGTACACATTGCGTACCTCTACAGTTATCTCATTCATAACAAGTTAACTCCTTATTAGGTTGATAAGAAAGTATCCCACGTAGCGCATCTATTGGCGCAGTAGGGAACGTAACCGCCCGACGATAAGACGTTGTTAATCTCATCAAGTGGCAAGCGGTGTATATCTTCGGCGTCGGGACGTGATTGGGTTACATGTTTAGATGTAGTCGGCGAGTACTTTGTCTCGTTCTCAATCCAAACGCCGGTTTGACTGTCGTATATAAAGATTGGGTAGTTGTCCCTGTACGAATACACGACATACAAATCACCCTCGTTACGTGCGTACAAGTTGTTACCCTCGAACGCAGTACGCTCAGTTGTATATTCTGAGGCGTCACGGTTTGCTATTTTATTTGTTGCCATTTCCTTAACTCCTCCTCAGTTGGTTCTTGGAACAGTTCAATCGGTCCAATACATTCACCCTCGACGTATTGAAGTTGACCCTGTTTGTCGTAGTAAGGGAACGCTTCACCGCAACCGGACATCCAGTTGAGTATGAGCAATAGAAACCCGAACCCGAAAACAATCGCCGCAAGCGTTACACCTACGGCGCGTATAAACATCTGCCAATAAGACATTTGTCACCTCCTTTTTGTGTGTTAATTAAGACAATTTGAAAACGTCTTAGTCGTTTAATATCAATAGGTTTCGATACTTGTGAGACATAAAGACAGTAGATTGTAATAATGTGAGGGTAAACCAAATCTCACGGGCGTTTTGACATCATCTCTCTATGTCTCTACTCTCCCGAACATTATTATTATCTATTGTCTTATTGTCTTATTGTCTTATTACGTGCTTGGAACCCGCATAAAACCTAGCGATACCTATTAAGACAATCCATGAGACAGTTGGAACACAACCGCAACATGGACTGTCTTAATAGGTAACTGCATAAACAGTTACCTATTCGACCTTATGCCGCCTCTTTGATAGCGTTGTTAAGGTTTGCCATTGCAACGTCGATGCCTGTGTTGTCGACTTTCACGTCGTACTGACCCGATGCAATCTGCTTGGCAAGTGAGTTGATACGTGCTTCCACGTCGAGCGCCTTAAGTATTTGCTCGGCAGTTTCTTCGTTCTCGTACCATGCACGTACTTCTGTGGTTAAGTACTCAACCACTTCATCACCCGATGTAAACTCGGCAGACTCACGTGCTTTCTTGTCAAGTTTGAATGAACCGTCTTTTTGTAGACGTGCGAACCCGAACTCATGCACCCATTGCACGAATTTCTTTTTGTTCAATCCACCCATTGCGTCGTACAGTTTTGCGTACAATGTCACGTCGCCGTGTTCATACGCATGACCCGCGATATTGCATGCAACGGTTTGCACGTTTGCGCGGATTGAGTTTGCAGACTTTTTGATGCCCGCGATTTTGCTCTTAAGTTCTGATTGATTTAGCATAATTATCTCCATAAGGTTTTGTTGATTTGAAGCGATGCGCTTCGCTAAACACACAGACCGCCCATGTGTTTAGAGAAACGCACTTCGCGCGTAACATTAGCGCGTCACGCGCGAAATACATGTCTCAGACTTTTTCCCGTTAATTTAGCGACTAGGAATCTGAACCTTTTATCATCACGCAGTGTGAGAGAGGTCGCCATCAGAGGGACTACACCGAACGGAACAAGTCACTAACCGCTGTTAACGGTACAAAGTTTTCCGGCATTACCCGAACAAACCCTTAGACGCGATACGCTTTCGTGTATCGTAGGGCGAGACGCGTGATTCCCCGTTACTGTTCGCGCGGTGCTTAGGCGGCAACTGTCGCTACCGATTCCACTCCCGCAAGGGGCGAACGCAATCTCCCGTGTGGTGGCAGACTTTTCGCATGACAGTCAAGTGACTCAGCGGATTTTCGTCTACACTATAGGCAGATGATGATAAAGGGGGGGACAGGGACCGACGGGGGGACCCCCACCCACCCAGCCTTAGGTAGTCCGTGTAGAGCGACCCCTATTTTTTAGCAAATTCAACTTTTACGCGAACTTTGTCTTGTAACCTATTGATTATTAACAGGTTTTGACAAATCGACCCATTTCATATAAACATATTGCGTAATTTCGTGTATTATTTAATATACAATGTGTTACTAATTTGATTAGATGGTGGCATGAGCGCTCAAGTAGATAAATTTAAAGACCCTGAGTTTCGGGAGAAGCCTATCCTCTCACGCGGTCAACTTCAGATGATTGAAGAGGACCCAACGAAGATGGAGACCCTCGCTCGTTTGATGGGCGCGGTGAATTTAGATAATTTGTTCCGTCACATGCAGAACCCCGATATAAACCCTGCTACGCGTTTAGAGTTCCAAAAGCTCCTGAACAAGATGGGTAAACTAGAACCCGATAGTAAAGCCGAGACCTTTGGTACAGGCCCGCAGGTAGTAATAAATATTACACGAGCAAAAGATACCGAAGGTGCTATAACTATCGAAGGCAAAGCAGAACCGGTAGCAACTGATGACGCATGAAGTAAACTTTGAAGTCATAGAATCGTTAGACGGATTTTTTTATTCCGATAAATTTATTTCGCTTGTTGTAGGACCCGTTGGCTCGACTAAAACCACAGCGGGCATTATGAAGATTATTCACCACGCGTCTCAGATGGCTCCATGTAAAGATGGTGTCAGACGGTCTCGTGCAATTTGGGTTCGTAATACGCGAGAGCAATTACGTGACACATCTATTCCGGATTTTATGAAGTGGATACCCGATGGTGTTATGGGTAGCTTTATGAAGACCGAATATAAATTTATAATTAAGGTCGGGGACATCGAATGTGAAGTTTTGTTCCGTGGACTTGATGATGCTAACGACGTAAGGCGACTACTGTCGCTACAGGCTAGCTTCTTTATTTTTGACGAGTTCCGAGAAATTCACCCTGACATCTTTAATGCTGCACAAGGTCGTCTCGGTCGTTACCCCGATAAAATGATGAATGGTGTCGGGTGCCAAACGGATGACGGCAAGCCGAACGCGCATTTGTGGGGAATGACTAACCCCCCGGACCAAGATACTTTTTGGGAAGATTTAATTAACGAACCCCCAGAAAATACCCACGTGACAATTCAACCGTCGGGTCTTTCTCCTGAGGCAGATTGGTTAGACTTTCTTCCTATGGACTACTACGAGAACCTTGCTGAAGGTAAGACGGAAGATTGGGTTGATGTTTACATCCATGCCAAATTCGGTAAGTCGCTTTCAGGACAACCTGTGTTCCGTGCGTTCGATAGAACTACTCACACTGCCAAAGATGAAATCAATCCGATTTTTTCGGATGCTCCTCTTCTGATTGGTGTGGACGCTGGTCTGACACCGGCGGCGGTGATTGGGCAGCTCGCGTACGACGGAAGGCTAGTCGTTTACGACGCGCTTGTCTCAGACGGGATGGGGGCATTGCGTTTCGTCCGTGAAAAATTAAAACCGCTTCTGTCAAATAAATTTTCGGGGCGCCGAAGTCTAGTTATAATTGACCCGGCAGCGTTCCAACGAGTTCAGACAGACGAACGTACTGTAGCAGATATTTATAAGGCGGAAGGATTCGTCGTTAAACCTGCGAAGACAAACTCTGTAGCGGCGCGATTAGCGGCGGTAGAGAAGTTTATGACTAGAGTTGTCGATGGAAAATATGGACTGGTAGTGGACCCAGTTAACGCAAATTCGTTAATTCAGGCCCTAGCCGGAAAATATAGGTATAAAATAAACAGTAAAGGGGTTAAGGACGAAAGTCCGGAAAAATCCCATCCGTGGTCAGATATTGCTGACGCGTTCCAATATTTGTGTTTACATGCAGATGGCGGAGAGATATTTGGAGGTCAAATGGCTTCTATTGGACGCAGGGAGGTTGTAAAGGTATCAGCCGTAGGTTGGACTTAATTGGTTGACATGTTTACAGTTCACTGGTAAATTGATAACAACTTATATGAGTGATTGATATGGCACTAGGCCCGCAACTAATTCCCGTAGCGAGAGCCTCTGATTTAGAGGCCGCAGCTAAACGCGCTTCTGAAGAGAAGCAGCAACAGACTCTTATTAAGGGACTTGCATCCCACGTAAGGCGTCGATGGGAAATTATGCGTGACCACAAGCAAGACGCCATTGAAGAAAGACTTACAGATTGTATTCGCGCTCGTAACATGGAGTACGACCCGCAAAAACTTGCAGAGATTCGAGAGCAAGGCGGTTCGGAAATTTTTATGGGTATCGTCAGTACTAAGTGTCGAACAGCAACAGCATGGTTGCGTGACACTCTTCTAGGTACCGGCGCAGATAAACCTTGGTCAATCACACCTACCCCAATTCCTGAAGTTCCACCTGACTTAGCTCAACGTATGCAGCGTATCATGCAAGGTACATTGCAACAGTACTACGAAGCAGGCGGGCAACAGTTAGACCCTATGCAGCTTAAAGAACTTGCAGGCGGTATGAAAGATACTGCGATGCGAGAACTTACATACGAGGCAGAAAAACGTGTCGAGCGTATGGAAAAGAAAATGGAAGACCAGCTTGTAGAAGGCGGCTTCATCAAAGCATTGTTTGAGTTTACTAACGATATTGCTACGTTCCCGTATGCAGTATTGAAAGGACCAACACCTCGCAAACGTAAGGTGCTGAACTTTGCACAAGGCGGACTCGCGGCGGTTGATATACTGCGCGACGAGTGGGAAAGGGTCGACCCGTATAAATTCTATTGGGCGCCTTGGGGCGATGACATTCAGAACATGCCTATCATTGAGCTTCATCATCTTACGCGCGAGGATGTAGAAGGGATGATTGGTGTAGAAGGGTACGACGAAGATTCTATTCGTTCTATCCTTGCAGACTTCGGAGTAGGCGGTCTTGATTGGTTAGAACATGATGACGCTGACTATGAAGATGCAACTAACAGAGATTTCGATGAAGCGGGTAGCGAGCTTGTAGCTGCTATTCAGTTATGGGATTCTATCCCCGGCAATTTATTGCTTGATTGGGGTATGGACGAAACTGAAATTCAAGACCCGCAAAAGTCCTATCCATGTGAAGTGTGGATGGTTAACAACACAGTAATTAAAGCTGTGTTGAACTATGACCCTCTAGGACGTAAACCGTATTACATGACTTCGTTCGAAAAAGTACCGGGCAGAGTCGACGGCAACGGCGTCGCTGACCTGTGTATTGACGCACAGAATATGTGTAACGCGGCAGCACGTGCGCTAGCTAATAACATGGGTATTTCTTCCGGGCCTCAGGTCGGGGTAAATATATCTCGTCTACCTGCCGGTGAAGATATTACTCAGATGTATCCTTGGAAGATTTGGCAGTTCCAGCAATCCGAGTACGGAGATGCTTCGCCGCCAGTTACTTTCTTCCAACCTAATTCTAATGCCGGTGAACTTATGGCTGTGTTCGATAGGTTCATGGCTATCGCCGATGAAGTTTCAGGTATTCCTCGTTATATGACTGGACAACACGTTCCGGGCGCAGGTCGAACCTCGTCAGGTCTGTCTATGCTTATATCTAACGCGGGCAAGTCTATTAAACAGGTCATAGGTAATATCGACCACGATGTGTTGACGCCTATGTTGCAGAGACAATATCAGCGTAATTTACGTTACGCTACAGACCCGGATTTGATAGGCGATGTACAAATTATTGCAAAAGGCGCTATGTCTCTTGTCGTTAAAGAGGCGGAAGCTGTCCGTAAAACTGAGTTTTTACGTCTTGTACTGGAGAGTCCTGTGGCTCAGCAAATTGTTGGCCTTCCGGGTACTGCTGAACTCCTTAGGGATTTGGCAGGCAATCTCAACACGAATATCGACCGTTTGGTCCCTACTCGTGAGGATGTTCAAAAGAAACAAGACGCCCAAGCCCAACAGCAACAGATGATGCAGGAGCATGAAATGCAGATGCGGCATGCTGAAATGGGCCTTCCTAATAACCTTCAAGGGCCTAACAACCTACAAGAAGATGGAAGTCAACAAGGGGGTCGGGAATCGAACTATATGAGTCCAAGACCTAACGGATATTAAATGATAAACACATTGACAATTTATGGTGTATCATATAGAAAATGATTAACGTTAATATGGCAGATGTGCAGGCTATTAAAGCCTTGCTAAGGCTAAAAGAACCGGGCAACGAAGCCTTATTAAAGTTGATTGAGCTTCAGATTTCTGAAGCTAAGCAGAAGCTAGTCAGAGCAGACGACATGGTACTAATCCACCGACTGCAAGGGCGAGCCGAAGCGTTTGAGGACTTACTTAAAGCCATCGAAGATGCGCGGAAGGTAAGTTAATTTAGAAGCACACCATGACGGGAGCAGCATACGAAAGGCGCTGTAGAACAGAGTTGGTGCTTTGAGGAGAAAAAAATGGCAATACCAAGACAGGTTAAGAAACAGATAGAAGAAGTAGAAGAGATAGAGAAACAACTAAAGGCCCAAGAAAAGCCTAAACCAGAGACTGATAGCGAAGATTCGCAGGAA